GTCAATGGGCGCTCAACTATTGGGCGCTGATGCGATCAGGGGACGGCTCCAGACCCATCCCTCCGGCGACCCTTCCACGCCGGATGCTGGGGCCGTCCCCCCTGATCCTTCTCAGACGCCAGATGCCGAACCACCAATGGAGTTCTTCACTCCCACGGCCGCAGCGGTTCAGGATTACGTCACCTACCTGAACAACGAATCCACATTCCAATGGGGATTCAGGGAAGTTGACCTAACGGCACCATCTGGTCTCCAGAATGGGGACATGGCTTTGATCCTTGGCAAGTCACATCAAGGCAAAAGCACCGTCGCCTATTCGGCGATCATCAACAACCTTGAACGGTCAGAAGACTTCACCTGTGTCTTCTATTCACCGGATGAACCCCGGGAGTTGGCCGTCCAGAAGATGGCGTGCATGGCATTGGGGTTGAATGCTGCACAAATGGAGGAAGACCTGAAGGCCGGTGATCGGCAGGCATTGAAGGAAGTACGGGAAGTCGCCAATGGCTTGCTGGACAGGGTGCTGATAAACGACCAATCGCTGACGTTCGACTCAATGCTCAGGGGGATATACGAGGCAGAGGATTACTGGCAGAAGCCGGTCACGGCTTGCGTGCTGGACTATCTGGAGTTGCTGGCCGGGGACTCTGACGCCAATGGGGTCGCTGGTAAGGCGCAGTCTGCCAAGAGGTTTGCCAAAGACGCCGATGTCCCGCTCATTGTGTTGCACCAATCAGGCAGGGGTTCCGGCGACCCCGGGAAACCTGCGGGGCTTCACGGTGGCCGGTTCGGGGGAGAGTCAGAATCAGTGGTGGTCATTGAGACCTACCTGCCCAAGAAGCGAACCGATCTCTCAGAGAAGGAACGCAAGGCGTTGGAGAACGTCATCAGGCTGAACGTCTGCAAGCAGAAGCGCCCTCCGTACAGGCTCATTGACATTGAGATGATTCTGGACCCGATGTGTGGTCGGGTTCGTGAGGTGACCATTGACGACTTAGAGGAACGGGAATGGGCGAACGTGTAGAAGACACGATCAGGGAGTTTGCCGAACTGCACCAAGGCGGTCGCCTCGCCCAAGACATTGACGGCGAGTTTCGCCCGTGGAAGGTGGACGGTGAGCCGGTGCCAGCCACCGAAGCGGTACTTCGTGACGCAGCCCTAGGCCATATCGACGGCCACACCCCATTGGGGGTGTATCCAATCGCCGATCCCGCTGCCGCTGGAGATTCATTGGTTCGTTGGGGGGCCGTGGACTGGGATGTCGGGGACGAAGACAGTTTCATCCACGCAGTCAACACCCATTGCGTCCTGAGCGAACTCGACATAGCGGCATGGATTGAACTCAGCAGGTCCAAAGGATGCCACCTGTGGGTCTACGCCAATGAATGGGTGTCAGCCCGGGTCATGCGGGAAGCCATGCTGGCTGCCTGCCAGATCGTGGACGCACCCGTGACGGAGATCTATCCGAAGCAACCCACTACGAACGGGGGCTGGGGCAACGGGCTCCGCTTGCCATACCCCGCCATTCGCCCAATGGGGCGCCAGTGTGTGGTCAGGAACGACGCTGGCCGATACGGCATCCCGGTCATGGATGCTTACCCATTGGGCGAATGGACCGGTTTAGCGCACGCAAACAGAACCGACGCCGAACCCATTGAGGCTCTAGCGCACCGGTATGTCCGGCCTGAACCCGTCAGGGCACCCTCCGCTCCCGTCAGGGCTCTCCGCAGCCACCATGAAGGCGACCTGAAAGGGCTGGCGAACCACATCTGGAACAATGGTCCCCGCCGGGGGCCGAAAGGCAACTACGATAGATCAGCAATGATGCACACGTTCGCATGTGAACTATTCAGGCAGGGCTATCTGGTCTCATCCATTGAGATTCTCGTGGCCCACCTAGACAGGCGGTGGGGGAAGAAATATTCGGGGCGCGAAGACGGGGCGCAACGGATAAAAGAACTCGTTTCAAGGGCGCAAAGCATATACAACCAGCCCTCCCTATTGGAAGGGGAGAGCAGAGCGAGGTAGTGGCGTCCCATAGAGTCGTTATTCATATCAAACCGAAGGCCAAACCACGGCCACGGTTCTCTAGGCGGGGAAGGGCATACACCCCGCAGGCAGCGCACGATTACGAATCGGCAATCAAGGAAGCGTGGCGAGATTCCAATGGCCCCACCTTTGAGGGCCCCGTGCATGTTTCAGTTACGTTCCGCAAGAACAAGATCAACGTATTCGTAAAGGAAATGACGCCGGACACCAAGTCCGCATTGACCGGCGACGTTGATAACTACCTGAAAGCATTGTTTGATGGGCTCCAAGGTGAAGACGGCGCATTCGTCAATGACCGACAAATCCACGACATATCGGCGCGCAAAGCATGACCCTGATTATCGAGTTAGAAGCGTGGGAATACGAATGGGCTTCCCATGTAGGTATCCGTCGGTTTATTGAGAACTGGGAGAAAGCCGACGCCCCTCATTACAAACGCAAATACATGGAAGACGACCGTACCGCTCAGGTAGCAGCCTGCGTTGGGGAACTAGCGGTGGCTCGAATCACGAATCAATACTGGTCAGGGCATGTTTGGCCCGGGAACCGGCACGCAGAGAACCGGAACCGTGCCGACGTTGGTCACAACATTGAAGTGCGCAGGGTCCGCACCTCCGACAACGCCGCCGTTCGTAAACGGCAACTAGGTAAGGGGTTAGTTCTATTCGTAGTACGCCCCATTGAACCGGAGTTTAGGGCCTGCGAAATGCTGGGATGGATCGACCATGACGAAGCGTGGAAACTGGGAGAACCCTCTGGGTACGACTCCAAGAACACGCGAATCATCGGGGCCGACTACCTGAAATCAATCTCCGAATGGGTCAATGAATAATGCACGAGAACTACACATGGGGTGATATAAACCCCGACCGATTAGAAATCTATGACCGAAACACTTCGGCCTACGATCCTTCGATCCTCCAATGGGTCACCGACCAAATGTCTGAAGGGCGCCCGCCTGAAGACATCCCAAGTGACGAAGGCCCCAATGCGGCAATAGCGTTCCTGATGTCGGAACCCCCGGGCGAAGACAACTACGACGAATGGGAACGTCGAGAACGCTTATCGCTTGCCGTGTCATTGGAAATGGACCGGCTGTCCGACGAAGATGCGTGGATCATCTACATGCTCTACCATGTCCGGCTCAGTCTAAGATTCGTTGCGCGCGTCTTGAACATACCCAAGACTTCAATGGCGAGGCGTCGTGACGAAATCCTTATCCGACTCAGAAAGGCATTGGTGGACTATCCCGTGGTACAAGAAATAGTCGAAGGCGAACCAAAGGCGGCAGTCATCCCACTGGGGATGCCGCCAATCAGCAGCGTGCAGGACTGGGAGGACGGAGCCCGCTGGTCAATGCTTGCGCTCCAATCCCTTCAAGCGAAACGGCCCGAGCCCATTGCGTCCTTGTTGGAAACCGCTCGCTGCCAGTTCCCCACACTCCCGACTCTGGGCTGGTGGGCAGACTTGCTGGGCGCTTCAATACTGGAATCCAGAGGTTCTGTTGACCCCGACCAACTGATGACCCTACTCAGCGACAAGCAACACGACTACGGGTACAAGAACATCCTGTCATTCGGCCACGCCGGAATCGTTATTCGATGCTCCGACAAAGCGGCAAGACTGGAGAACCTGCGCCAAAGAGGCGACCCAATGGCCGAACCATTGACAGACACCTTCTACGACATCTGCGGGTACTCCGTGATCGCCGGGATGCTTGAATGGGGCCTGTTCATGCTGCCCCAAAGGGCGCGCTAACGGTCGATCATTCGGTTTCGTCTTCGTCAAAGCCCATTGCCACTTCAAGCATGGCGAACGCTTTGGCACATCGGGCCAGCAGCCAATCAGATGCCTGCGGCGAACCAAGGTGGGCGTCTTCCCACGCTGTGAGCATGTCGCAAACTTCTTCGGCGCTGAGAGTAATCAGGAACCCTATGTTGTCGCCGTCCACCCACTTGATGTGAGTGCCATCCTTGAAATCGAAGATCTCACGGGTCTGTTCCATCTCGGACAGCACCCATTCCTGAATGCCATTGCCGTGTTCGTCCATGAAGGTGTCCCAAGCCACATCTAGGCTGTCACCACTCACGGCTAAAGTCTCAGTCGGATCTGATCTTGGACTTGGCAATCGCTTTCACGCAAGCAATCGCCGCAGCAAGAGCAGCGATGCCAGCAGCGCGCCATGACGACACATCGGCAATAACCAGAACAGCGAGCCCGGCCTCAACAGCCGTCCATACAGCCCTCTCAACAGCGTCCTTCATGTCCACAGGTTTCTACTTTCCGAATGACCGTGGCATGTGGGCCTGATTGGCTAACCCCTGCGAACGCAGACGGTCGGCCTCAGCCTTGGCGTCTGGAATCGTTTCGGGATTATCCGGCGTTTCCGGCGTGATGCTCTGGTCGTTCTTGTCTTTAGTCATGTCCTGCCTCTATTGAATGAACGCAGCGTCCCACGTTGAGACCCCGACACGGCCATTGGGCCGCAAAAATCCTTGGTGTCGTTGGAAAGACTCGACCGCAGCAGCAGTCTTGCGTCCGTAGATCCCGTCAATGGGACCGACACTGTACCCACGGCCCTCCAACCTCGCCTGAATAGCAGTCACCGCAGGCTTGTGGTTGCGACGCCAACGCCGCAACGGCTTCCGTTCGACCTCTGCCCTCAGACCGGCAAACAGGGCCGCTAAGGCCCCCCAATCCAAAGAGAACCCCGGGGCACGAACATTGCCGTCAGAGCCGTCAGGAGCCCCTGTGGGGGCCTTCGGGTCGAAAGTGGCACACCATTGCCTAAGTAGGTCTCCCGGGCATGAGGTCGCCTTGAAATCACTATGAGGCTTGACCCACAAATCCTTGCCGTACCTGTTCTTTGTCGATTCGATGACATGCCCCAACGCAGCCGCCGCAGCAGCAGGCAACTCATCGCCAGCATCCCCAATGAACGCAACAGACACCGTGCGAGAATCCCACTTGCGGCCAGTAGCGCCGCCACGATTCCAACCACGCCCCTCCCAAATGCGACCATCCGAAGACACCAGCCAGCAGTACGCCAACCCCCCACCCCAACCCCGGGTATGCCGATGGTACCTATCGTGAGCCCTGATCTTCTGCTGTGGATCATTGGAGCCGCCCGTGGTGTGATGCACCACGACCCCCTCAATGTCTGCATCAATCAAAGGCAACAGCAACGAACGGAGAGTAAGAGCCCCCCACGTTTCACGCGAAACAAAGTCCATTACCTCAGCCTAGTCGCTGCTAAATGTTCCGTGCTTGCAGATCAGAAGCATCACGGAACTCCTCCATGAAGTCCTCATTGTTCTGCCTGATCTGATTCTTCTTCTCAAACCTGTCATTCGTTCGCACCGAAATGCCAAACACCTGAGACAACCACGTTGTCATAACGCGTCGCTGATAGCGGCTCTCATTGGGGACCATTCGCCGGAACCGACCAAGGAACGGCGCGAACTGATCCATCACATAGATGTCGTGGTCCCTCATCTTCCATTCGCCACGCTTATTCTTCTTCGCCTTCCCGAACATGCCCGCCAACTCCATCAGCCCCGGCGTGTTGTCATACACATGCGGCACCTGCTGGAACCGGCCCGTGAACGGAATGTCAGCAAACACCTGCTTCCCAGACCAAATCTCCAAAGGAGCCTTCAATGGGGGAGCCATCATTTCACCGAATGTCCGCAACGGCGAAGTCGGCTCCTTAGAGAACTGCTGAAGGGTCTTGAACGGCAAGTCAGGCAGCGTATACACGCGCCCATGCTTAGTTGAAAACGGTAGCCGAATACCCCAGTTCTCACCGTAATAGTCGGGCACCATGCCCTCTGCATCGCTCTGTAGTTCCAACTCGCCCTTGATCTGCATGAGCCGCGACCAAGCAGTTGGCCTACGTCCCATTGATTCAACCAACACCGGAACGATGTTCTTCTGCCAACGCCAGAACGGAATCAAACGGCGGATATGCCGCTCCGTTTGCGTCAACGCTTCAGGGCTGTAATCGAAGTGGTACTTCAGAATGTCAGAAATGGCGTCGTCAATGGAACCACCCTTCTGCATCACATCCATACCGACAGCACCCCTGAGCATGAACTCGACCTTCTCGTTCATGTTTCGCAACTGGTAGAACGGCGCGAACTCTGACGACCACGGAGCCAACCGCCCAATGGTGCGCGTCTTCCCGCCGACATTCATGCGGGCCATCCTTGCGAACGACTGCAACGAAGTGTCGATCTCTCCTGCGACCTGACCCGACCGGGCTACACCCGATTGAACGATCTGATCGAAGTAATCGAAGTCCTGCCCGCTGGCTGTCCTGAACCTATTGGCACCAAACGTGCCACGCAATCTCCGTTCAACACCGGCTTTCTTCAACATGGCCGCACCCTTCAGTACGTCCCCATTGCCTTCCTTCATCGCCAACTTGTACATGCCCCACACCTTTGAGTGTTGAGCCATGTCCACACCAGCGATCTGCGTGTTCACCCATGCGCCGCCCAAGAAGTTTCGTGACGAGAAACCGCCCAATGAAGAAACAGCACCCGCTTTCCACCAGCCCATGAACTGGTCGTACTTGCGGAAGAAATCGTTCATTGCGCCCGTATCGGAAATCCGATACAACGACTTGAACACCGCATCCATCAACTCGCGCTGCTCAGCAGATGCCACCACAGTGTCAAAGCCGGACATCCCCCAAGCATTGCGAGTTATATCCGTCATCTCCGTCTGGAAACCTCTGAGCAACCGGAACTCATTGAAAGCCTGCACGGCCTCATGGTGAGAATCCAAAGCCGTCATCCGCGTAGTCAACGAAGACGAAGCGCGCGCCTGCTCCGCAGCAGCGTTAGCCAACCGGATCTGCGTTTCAATGTCCAACAAATGGGCGCGCGATTGAGACAACCCCCGTCCCGCTATCGCCTTTGCCTCCTGCAACACCCGGGCAGTCTCCAGTTCCTGAGCGATCATTCGCTCCGCAAACTGAATGCCACGATCAGCAGCAATGGCGCCCTCATCGAACTCCTGCCCCTTCTTGAACTTCTTTGTCTTCGGAGTCAACCTCGGAGTTACGTCGTCAATGGGGCGCTGAATGGGCCTGACCTTGCCCGTCAACGGATCAATGTCCGCAGACGGAATCGGTTTCCCGCCACGCCTCGTCGGATTGGCAACGATCTTGCCATCCTTCACCGTGAACGGTCGGTAAGTCGGCGAGAACGTATCCATTGACGCCTCACCCGGCACCTGAGTGCCTTGGGGCCCGCCATCCTTGGGGGGTACCAAACGCTGCCGACCCG